GGATTCCGCACAGATTGGAAGTAGCGGGGATTCCGCACAGATTGGAAGTAGCGGGAATTACGCAAAGATTAATTCGAGCGGTACAAATAGCGTAATCATGTGTGCTGGAATCAACAGCAGAGCAAAAGCGAAAAAAGGCAGCTGGATAACGCTTGCAGAATGGAAATGCGACAACAATAGAGATATATGGATTCCAGTCTGTGTTAGAACCGAGCAAGTAGACGGAGAAAGAATCAAAGAAGATATATTCTATCAGCTAATTAACGGAGAATTTAAGGAAGTACAAGTAGAGGTGTAATTATGAAGAATTGGGAGTTTTATGAAAAATTTGTAAAGAATAATCCTTTATTTGCAGTTGTAAAGGGTAAACTGGTTCAATGTGTCGATACAAGTTGTGAGGAGTGTGATTTCGGCGGTATGAATTGCTGCTCCATTTCAAGGATTGAATTTCTTTACCAAGACTACAAAGAGCCTGTCGTTTTAACCGATGATGAGAAAACACTGTGCAAAATGATTGGTAGAGGTTGGATTGCAAGAGACTTAGACGGAAAATTATGGTGGTATAAGACCAAGCCAACCAAAAGAACGGTAGGAACATGGTCTAATCGCAGCGTAATTGTTGCAGATATTAGTGATGCTTTCCCACAATGCAAATTTGAATTCATAAAGTGGGGCGATGATGAACCGTGGGAGGTGCAGATAGATGACTAATTATGAAAAATATAAAAAACAAATTGAAAAGTTTGCGAGGTTAAGTATTTCCTTTGCGTTAAACAAAGACAACAAAGAAATAATTGGGTGTGCAGGGCATATTTGTGATGATTGTGCATTCAATAATTCGAGTGGGGGCTGTGATGACAACAAAATTGATTGGGCTGATGCTGAATACATCGAGCCAGAAGTGGACTGGTCGAAAGTGGCAGTTGATACGCCGATACTGGTTAAACAACTCAGGCATAATGATTGGTCACGCAGGTATTTCTCGCACTATGACAATAAAAATGGATTGGTTTGTGCATTTAGTGACGGTAAGACATCGTGGACTGGGCAAGACGACTGGAAGAGCTGGAATTATGCAAAACTAGCGGAGGTAGACAATGGAATTTAATTATTTAGTTGAAAGAACAAGAATGTTAAATAGTTTGGGAAGAACTCATGGAAAGTGTGCTGGTGTACTTTGTCAAAATTGCCCATTAGATTTACAAAATAAATTAAGCTGCACTTGCTATGACTTTGAAGCGGAACACCCTGTTGAAGCCACTGAAATTGTTCGCAAGTGGGCTGAAGAATACCCAAGTAAAACAAGAAAAGATATTTTGTTAGAAAAATTTCCGAACGCAGAGTTTCGCAGTAATGGGTCGCCATGTTCTTGTTGTGTTGAACTTGGAATGATACCAAAAGAACAATGCAACGCAGATTGCATGGAATGTTGGGATACGGAGGTAAACGATGAAATACATAAAGACGAATGAGACGAATGAGTGGTGCATCAGTGACAATGGCGAATTGTTCACTGATGGGTACTATAGCAGAGAAGAAGCCATTAAAGGAGTTAAAAAAGGATACGGATGTGGATATATTGGGAGACAGGTTCATGTAGAATTTGGGGACCAAGATATTTTGATTCCGGACATCGAGTACGAACTGGGAGAAAAATTACATGAAGAGGTTGGCGAAGCGTCCGAAAGTTGGGAAATTCCTAAAGACCTAATGAAAAAATTTGCCCGCAAGTACGAAAAACTCGTCATTGATTTTATTAACGAAAATGATTTGCAACCGACTTGCTATAAAGTGGTTGATATTGAGGAAGTGAGTGAGTAATGGCAACAGTAATATGTAAAGCAAAGAAAAAAGGCATCGTGAAACGCAGAGGTAAACCCACAATAGAATTTTATAAAAATGAAAAGCCACAATATTATTGCTATGGTTATATAGATGCGACAACAGATGAGCCAATAGATGATTGTAAGCGATGCAGGGATTTTGTAGAGCGTGCGCAGGATGATTTAAAAAGATATATGGAGCGTGAACAGGAATGATAAGGAACAGAAAGATAAATAAAATGCTAAACAGCTATCCTTGCAGTGATTTATTACATATGGCATTACGATCTATCGCTAGTGGAGAATTAATAGATGCATACTGTGAAATTTGCAATGTAATCATGAAAAGCGGTGGGGAAATAACGGATGCCGAGCGTAAAACGTGGGAGTTGATGGCAAAGGAGCGTGAGCAGAAATGACATATGAACAAGCAATGGATATGGGTTTAAGCATCGTGGATCAGTTAAGATCTGGCAGCACGGTAACGATCAGACCAACACCAGAAAATATCGAATTTTTGTCACTGTGCGCGGAATCGGCAGGATTTCAGGAACCGAGAAAGCCTAAAATCACGATTTGCAACGCTTTTTGCCCGCAATGCGATTATTCATTCGGAGCAGAGGTTGCAATGGACGCAATCAAAAGACCATATTGGCACAGAAACTGTCCCGTGTGCGGGCAAACCATAGATTGGAGTGAGGCAGAATGACATATGAAGAAGCAAGGACTGAGTTCGGTATTATCATAGACCGAAAAATATTAGAACAAGCAATAGAGCAATGCAAAGCAGACGGGTGTAGCGGTTGTGCATATATGTCGGTCGAAGAATGGGAAATGCCGTGCCGCCAATGTGCGAGAAATTGTCGAGACTATTGGAGAAAGGCGGCTGTGAGCAAATGACAACAGAGGAAGCAATTAAAATCCTAGACCCGGCAACAACCCGGGATGCCCTATGGGAGATAGAATACTATGCAGGATTCAAGGGCAAGGAAGCGAAGATTGCAGCTGTAGAAGAAGCCTGCCGGATGGCAGTAAAAGCGCTGAAAGGAGAAAAATGATAGAGCAAATTAACATGTACGGGAAAAACAAGGTCGAAGTAGCTATCGAAAGACTAAAGCTATTTGAACCGCCAGAGGATGGGTATTATTTGGCATTCAGCGGTGGGAAAGACAGTGTAGTAATCAAAGCACTGGCAGATATGGCAGGGGTCAAATACGATGCACATTATAGCCATACATCAGTAGACCCACCAGAGCTGATAAGATTCATTAAGGATGTACACACGGATGTAATTATTGAATACCCACGCTACAAAGACGGAACACGCATTACTATGTGGAATCTGATTCCACGAAAGAAAATGCCACCGACACGATTTACCAGGTACTGTTGTGAGCAACTGAAAGAAACAGGTGGAAACGGACGATTCGTAATAACAGGTGTCAGATGGGCAGAAAGCGTAAGACGAAAAAGCAACAGGGCAGGATTGGAGATTGACAAAGGAAAAAAACTAAGAGATCACTACGATCCGGACAATCCACCGGATGAACATTTATATAGAATGTGTCCGACGAAAGGAAAACACATTCTAAATCCTATCATAGACTGGACAACTGAAGAGGTATGGGAATTTATTCACAGATACAATGTGGCATACTGCAAATTGTATGATGAGGGATGTACACGGCTGGGGTGCATAGGATGTCCTATGAATGCGAAACAGCAGTCAGAAGGATTGGAAAAATACCCAAAATACAAACAAGCATACATAAGGGCATTCGATAGAATGCTGCAATTACAAGATAGAACTTACAGCTGGGATAACGGCGAAGATGTAATGAATTGGTGGCTAGGAAAGAAAGGAGAGCAGAAATGGCAGAAACAAAAAAAGAATTTAACGATAGTGTAGAAAAAGTAGGAAGAGAAATGACAGAAAGCTGTAATTCGATGATGGCGGCAATCTTGAAAGGGGCGAAATATGGATGTATGTGCCAGGATGAAAAGGAATGCATCCATTGGACAATCTGCCGTGAGCTGCATGATACATACAAAGCTAAAAATGCCGATTATGGGGACAGTTTCGCAATGGTGCGAAATAAATATCCAAATGCAATATTAATCAGGCTAAACGACAAGCTGAACAGGCTAGAAACGCTGATGAATGGGGTAGAACAGCATGTCAACAATGAATCAATAGAAGATACATTGTTGGACTTGGCTAATTATTGCATAATGGAACTGGTGGAAAGGAGACACAATGACGGAATTATCAGAAATTCAGAAATTAGTGAATGAAGAATTAGAAGAAGCGAATAAAAAGTACCCGCTATTTCACTCAAATCACGAAGCATATGCGGTTATCAAAGAAGAGATTGAGGAATGTGAAGACGATATGAGGGAAATGCAAATGGTTCTGAGTTATTTCTGGAGTAGAACCAAAAGAGATAAAAATTCTGACGATCTCATTATCGGAATAAAGAAGATCGCCATGCACGCAGCAGCAGAAGCAATTCAAGTAGCTGCTATGTGTGATAAGACGCTGATAGGAAGAGAAAAATGAACGTACCATGTTACGGATGCGATGAAAGAAAAGTAGGCTGTCATTCAGAATGCGAAAAATATAAAGAATACATCGCAGAAAACGAGAAGAGAAAAGAAGAAAATCGCAAAAACTATGCAGTGAATGACGTTCTATATGCATACAAAAAAGACAAATATAGCCGTTTAACTGGCAGAAAGGTATAAAATGGGAGCAAGAGAGTATCTATCCGAAATTGCCATTATAGATGCACAAATAAACGGAATCGTTGCGGATATGCAACGATGGTATGATCGTGCCACATCTATAACAGCACAGCCGCAAACGATAGTATCGTTTGAAAACGGCGAAATTAAAAAGACAATAGCACCGCCATCGTTTGGCGGAGGCATATCGGACAAAGTGGGCGATAGTGTAGCTGAGTATGTGGATATTGAAATGGAATCAGATGTGAAATCTCTGATTCAACGCAGACAAGACATTCTGACTACTATGCGAACAATAAAAAATCCAGATCAGTTCAATGTGCTGTGGAAATATTTTGTACTACACATGTCAAACCAAGAAATTGCTAACGATATGGACAAATCTCTGACATGGGTTTCTACCGTAAAATCCGACGCACTAAAAAAGCTTAGCGAAAGATTGAACGGATTTTGACCAAACAGAAAAACATCTGACGTAATAATATAGTATAATATATACTGAAATTAGAATCGAAAGATCATTTAAATCCTTTCAATCTTTAATACGGCGGGCGACCGCCAAGAACGGAACGTACCCGGACGCACTAGTGGCTCCGGGTATTTTGTGATAAAAAGCGGATGGGAAAATGGAAGAGGTAAAAACAGGGAGACCAAGAAAGAAAATAAATGAAAAACAGTTCGTGAAATTGTGTGGGCTACAATGCACCAAAGAGGAAATCTGTGCTTTCCTAGAAGTATCAGATAAAACCTTAGATAAATGGTGCATGGAAACATATGGAAAAGGTTTTTCCGAAGTTTTCAAAGAAAAGCGGGGATTAGGGAAAATAAGCCTAAGGAGAGCACAATTCAGACTGGCTGAAAAGAGCGCCGCAATGGCTATATTCCTAGGCAAAAACTACCTAGGACAGACAGATAAAGAAAAGACAGAAGAAACAAAGGAAGCAGACGGATTTATCGAAGCATTAAAGGGAGAAGCTGAAAACGTATGGCAAGAATAGCAGCGTTCAAGTTTTATCCATTCTCGAAGAAACAAAAACAGATCCTTACATGGTGGATGGATGAAAGCGGTGTATCTGATCAAGATGGAATCATAGCAGATGGAGCAATCCGTTCGGGCAAGACAGTGTCAATGGCACTGTCTTTTGTTATGTGGGCTATGGAATCCTTTAACGGACAGAACTTCGGCATGTGCGGTAAGACGATTGGTTCATTCAGACGTAACGTAGTAACAGTATTAAAATTGATGCTGCGATCGAGAGGATACAAAGTCAAAGATTTTCGTGCAGATAACCTACTGGAAATATCATGGAACAATACAACGAATAGTTTCTATATATTCGGAGGAAAAGACGAGCGAAGTCAAGACCTGGTGCAAGGTATTACGCTGGCAGGCGTGTTCTTTGACGAAGTCGCACTGATGCCGGAGTCTTTTGTAAACCAAGCAACAGGACGTTGTTCAGTTGAGGGGTCAAAGTTTTGGTTCAACTGCAACCCAGATGCCCCGGCACACTACTTCAAAAAGGAATGGATAGACCGAAGAGAAGAAAAGAACTTGACATATCTGCATTTTACAATGGACGATAATTTGTCGTTATCGGAGAAGATAAAGCAGAGATACAGGGGAATGTATTCCGGCGTATTCTTTAAGCGTTATATATTAGGGCTATGGGTAGCTGCCGAGGGTGTTATTTACGATTTATTCGCAGATGATAAGGAAAGATACATCATAGACGAAGCACCGCCAGTACGTCATGCAGTAATAGGCGTTGACTTTGGTGGTACTGGTTCAGCACATTCATTCACGCTCACAGGATTCACGCAGAACTGGGATGTTGTAATTTTAGATGAATTCTACTGGAACAACAAAGAGAAAGGCAGGCTGTCGCCGGAAGAGCTGACAGCTTATTTTGTTGATTTTTGCAAAAGGGCGAAATCGAAGTATAGAGTATATGAAGCCTACTGTGATAGCGCAGAACAGACATTGATAGAGGGATTTCAAGTTGCATTGTCAAGAGAGAGAGTTGGAATTGATGCTAGGAACGCAATAAAAGGAGCTATCAATGATAGGATAGCCTTTTATAATTCTATTATGGCACAAGACAGATTCAAGATTATGCGGCACTGTACAGCAACAATCAGCGCATTGGAGAACGCTGTATATAGCGACAAAGACCCGACAAAGGACGAAAGATTAGACGATGGCACAACCAATATTGACTCTTTGGATTCAATGGAATATTCAACAGAATCTATGCAGAGTGATATTATTTACCTGAAAGGAAGATAAATGCAAGGAATTATAGAATGGTTAGACCGAAACGGATACGGAACAATAGACAAATCTTTTTATTCCGCAATCAATGAGTGGGTAGAATGGTACAAGGGTAAGACACCATTCCATTCATACTACTGCTATAACGGCGTGGAGCGTGTCAGACAAACCCGAAAAACATTAAATATGTCAAAAAAGATTTCGGAAGACTGGGCTAACATGCTGATGAATGAAAAGGTTGAAATCGTAACCGGAGACGAAGCATCGCAGAACCGATTAAATGACATATTAGATGCAAACTGTTTTTATGTACGTGCAAATCAGCTAATAGAATTAACGATGGCACTTGGAACAGGAGCATTTGTTGAATTTATGGATGGCGATGCTCCGAATATTGACTACGTGCGGGCGGAAATGATCTACCCACTGGCAACGGAAAACGGGGAAATCTTGGACTGTGCTTTTGCATCCGAACACAAAATAAAAAAGGACAGCTATGTATATCTGAACATACACGAACGTGACGAACGTGGCAATTATAAGATTAAAAACGTATACTTCAAACGTAATGGCAACAGTTTGTCAGAAACGGAACTGCCTGAAGACATAGTGCCAGAGATTAACACAGGCTCCCCGGTGCCACGATTCCAAATTGTCAAGCCGAATATTGTAAACAATATAGAATTCGATAATCCTATGGGAATATCCATTTATGCCAATTCTATCGACCAACTGCAGGGGCTTGACTTAGTATACGATTCCTATATGAATGAATACAGATTGGGCAAGAAAAGAATTATCGTGCCAATCAAGTTTGCTAGAATTATGGAGACGCAAGACGGAACGCCTGCATATCCTATTTTCGACGCATCGGATACAGAATTTTATGCAGTAACAGAAACGGATGGAAATAACAAAATAGTTGAAATGAACATGGAAATCCGAGCGGATGCACATGAACAAGGGCTGAAAACGGCATTGAATATTCTAGCGAAAAAATGCGGGCTTGGAGATTCCTATTATAGGTTCGAATCAACAGGAGTCAAAACTGCTACAGAAGTAGTAAGCGAAGAATCAGACCTGTACCGGAATCTAAGAAAGCATGAAATTGTCCTAAACGAAGCACTGCGAAAGATGGTTATCGCACTTGCTGAAATGGGCGGGTTTTCCGTGGATCCGGCGAAGATTACAATTAACTTTGACGATTCTATCATAGAGGACACCGGAGCAGAGAAAGAAAAATTCCTGCAAGAAATCAGAGACGGCATCCGTGATAAATGGGAATACAGAGCAAGATTCTTCGGCGAGACCGAAGAAGAAGCAAAGGCGAATGTGCCACAATCCGAAAGCAATGTGGATTGGTTCAATGAGGAATAATAAATGATTACACCGGAATACCTGGAACAATGCCCGGATAGATTAGTGGAATTATATGAACAGGCTGAACGTGATATTATCGCAGATATAGCACGCAAAATAAGCAAATACGATTTTTTTGTATCCTCCGCCGAGTGGCAAGCGAACAAGGCAAAAGAAATGGGTATGACACACGATGAAATACTCAAACGCCTGTCGCAGGCCACCGGCCAAACCAAAACAGAAATCGTGAAACTGCTAAAAGAATCAGGCGTGAAATTGTCCGATGCCAAACTGACGCAAGCGAATATTAACACGCTAAATGCCGGTTTAAGACGTACATTGGGTACGTTTGATAATCTGACCAAGACCACTGCTATTAACGGCACACGGCAGATATCGGAAGCGCTAGACAGGGCTTATATGCAAGTCACGTCCGGTGCGTTCTCGCAGGAAACTGCCATCAAGAATGCCATTGTAGACTTAACCAGGAACGGAATTGAAACCTATCGTTATCCGCACCATACAGACTATATAGATGTAGTGGTCAGACGTGCTGTGAGAACAGGTGTAAATCAGACTGCTGCGGAAATATCGTTAAGTAACGCAGAAGAACTAAAAACAGATCTCGTTGAAGTCACAGCCCATGACGGCGCAAGACCCACCCATGCGGAGTGGCAAGGAAAAGTCTATTCTATAAGTGGAAATAATAAAAATTATAAGAAGTTATCAGAAGCCACAGGGTATGGTTCTGTTACAGGGCTATGCGGTGCGAATTGCCGTCATAGTTTCCACCCGTTCATTGAGGGCAGTGATAGGATGTATACCGACAAGGAATTAAAAGCCATGAATGAACCTGTATATGAATACAATGGGCAGTCCATGACAGAATATGAGGCCACACAGCGGCAAAGATACATCGAAAGACAATTAAGACGATGGAAGCGAGAAAAAGCTGGTATGGAAGCGGCAGGACTGCCAGCAGATCGGGCAATTTCAAAAATAAAACAGTGGCGGAACACACAGGAAGATTTCCTACAGCAGACTGGACTAAAACGTCAGTATGGCAGGGAAGAAATACCGAAAAGTATTGCAAAACCTGCGAAAAGTAGTATAATTAAGGTGCAAAAGAGCCTTGGTGCAGCAGCTAAAAACTATCAGGTTAAGCTGATAGATGGCAACGATCATACTAAGTTGGCGGAAAATCAGAAAATAGATGGAAAAACATTTGCAGGCAAAGGGACGAATTCCGAAATACGGGATAAGTTTAGGCTTGAAAGTGACTACCACATTCCAGCAGATGAATGGAAAAAAGTCAGTGGTAAAGGCTATGTAATATTAGATGGAAAGCGCGTACTTGCAGAATTACATTGGTACGAAGCTGATGGTAAAGTCTATGAAATGAAAGTCAAGAGGTATTTAGATGAAAGTTAAGTACATAGGAAAAACTGATTCTTCTTTGACAAATGGTAAAATTTACGAAGTAATATCAATAGAGAAAACTTGCTATAGAATAGTAGATGATACAAAAGAAGATTTTCTGTTTTTACCGGAGGAATTTGAAATAGTAGAAGAATAACAAAAAGCACTTTGCTGAATGAATGCGAGGTGCTTTTTTAATACCCAAATTCATTAAAAATGAGAACGACTGACGAGCCGTTCTTTTTTTATATTCAAAAATCGTAGACGTACGTAAAACGTAAGCACAACGTGACGTTACACGTAAAAAACGAAAGTGCAAGAAAGGAAATGACAATGAAAAGAGAACAAATCAAAGAAATTCTGACAAAAGCCGGAATTGCAGAAGACAAGGCAAAAGAAGCTGTAGATGCTATTTTCGCAGAACACGGCAAAGACATTGATGCAGAAAAAGCAAAGACAACAGCCAAGGAAAATGAGCTGACCACAGCAAACGAGCAGATCAAACAACTGAATGCTACCATTGACAGCTTTGGCGGGCAGACACCAACGGAGTTAAAGACAAAGCTTGGGAATTTGCAGAGGAAGTATGACGAAGACATCGCAGCAGAACAAAAGAAGTATTCCGATCTAATAAAATCGCAGAGCCTGAAAGAGGCATTAACAGGTGCAGGAGTTACGGATCCGGATTACATCATTTATAAGCATGGCGGTGTTGACAAATTTGCATTCGCTGACGGAAAACCAGTCGGCATTGAAGATACTTTGAAGCCTTACAGGGAATCTTCCCCGTCTCTTTTCAAAGTCGAACAGAAACAGAAAGAGGGAATCCGCCATGAGGGCGGCAAACATGTAACCGAGGGCGCAGGCGATCATGCAGAGGCAAACAGCGCACTGCGTTCTTTATTCGGAAAGGAGTAACTAATGGCAGTTAATATTGTAGACAGACAAAAAGCAGAAGCTCTGATTCAGGAGCAGTTAATCAACACAATTCAGCAGGAAGCACCAGCTAATTCCGTATTTATGATGATGGCAAGAAAATTGCCGAATATGTCTTCCAAGACGACTAGAATGCCGGTACTGGATATGTTACCGACAGCATACTGGGTAAACGGAGATACGGGCGTAAAGCAGACCACTAAGCAGGAATGGGACAACGTATATCTGACAGCTGCAGAACTGGCTGTTATCGTACCAATTCCGGAAGCAGTAGTGGATGATGCTTCCTTTGACATCATCGGAGAAATCCTGCCGAGAATTAACGAAGCAATCGGAGAACGAGTAGACTCCGCTATTCTCTTCGGTAACGGCAGACCAGCGGAATGGGATTTAGACATCGTAACCAGAGCAAGAGTCGCTGGCAACAACGTTGCAGTAGGTTCTTCCCCAGACTATTATAATCTTCTTCTTGGCGAGGGAGGTGTAATTTCTAAGGTAGAAGAAATGGGCACTATGGTAACAGGTGCAATCGCATCTATGGGAATGCGTGCAAAATTAAGAGGTATCAAATCCACAGACGGCTATCCGATCTTTAAGACCGATATGCAGTCCGGCACTAATTACACATTAGACGGCGCACCGATTCAGTTCCCGCAGAATGGTTCGTTCGATAATTCTATCGCACAGCTGATTGTGGGCGATTTCAGCAAGGCTGTATACGCAATCAGACAGGACATCACTGTTAAAATTTTAGATCAGGGTGTTATCCAGGATCCAGCAAACGGAAATATCGTTTACAACTTAGCGCAGCAGGATATGATTGCAATTCGTGTTGTATTCAGAATGGGCTGGGCATTACCTAACCCGGTAACTAGAATGAACGGCGACAGAACAGGTATTCCGTTCGCATTCCTGGAACCGGCAACGGCGCAGACAACAAAGAAAGTTACATTAACAGTAACTGATTCCGAAACTTCCCCGAACGCAATCGAGGGCGCAGCAGTAACGATTGACGGAGCAAAGAAAGTTACGAATGCATCCGGAAAGGTAGAAGTAAATCTCCCGGCTGGTACATATAAAGTAACAACAAAAGCATCCGGATTTAAGTCCAACACAACAGAAATCACTGTTGCAGGATCCGCTGTTACACAGACAATTCAGCTCACAAAATAAGGAGGCGGTCGCATGATGAGATACTGCGACTATGATTATTACGTGAATGAGTATCAAGGCACGATGTCAGAAGAGGACTTCAATCGTGAAGTCCTTAAGGCATCCGCCTATATCAATCAGATAACACTGGGTAGAATTGACGAAAGCACGCTGGCAAAGTACAGCGAAGAAATCAAATTAGCTACCTGTGCGGCATGTGATTGCATCTATGTGGATAGCACCGGCGGAGAAGTTACATCCGAAAGTGTAGGCAGTTGGTCGAGAAGTTACGGCGGCAGCGGTAAGACATCACAGCAAAAACTGTATGATTCTGCTGAAACCTATCTTCTTATGACTGGTCTATTATACCGGGGGGCAATGCTATGAGGCTACCCCATTACATGACTATTTATCACAGAACAGAAGATGGCGGTTCCGTAACATGGAGCCGCTTGACTGTTACTGGGGTGCTGTGGGAGGACTTAGCAGGGATTGTTCTTCGAAAAACCGGAACAACTCCAGCTGATAAAGCGCAGGTATATATACCGATGCTGCCGAATATCCAAATTGGCGAGAAAGATATAATTGTCAAAGGCATTTGCACAAAAGAGATTGAGAAATCGTCCAAAGAGATACCGGAAGGGTTATACGTAACCACTGTTGAAACGTTCGACTACGGCGAATTACAGCATTGGAGAGTGACGGCACGATGATCAGACAACCATCCGACACTGCGAATCTGAGATGGAATCCCACATTCCAGGCGCAAAGAGAGCATCAGTTCCACGAATGTCAGAAATTCGTAGATAGCGAAGTATTACGGCATAATTCCAAATATATCCCGTTCCAAACCGGAGCTTTAGATCAAGGCGGCAGAACGGGGACAGTGATCGGTAGCGGAGAAGTGGTGTATCAGTCTCCGTATGCACGTTATATGTATTATGGAAAAGTGATGCGAGATGCACAGGGACGTGCGCTGTACGGAAAAGCACCGAAGCACGTTACCGACGAAGATATTCATTATCACGGAGAACCACAAAGAGGAAAACTGTGGTTCGAAAGAATGAAGACGGCTCACAAAGTCACGATATTAAAGAACTGTCAGCGGTTCTTTAAATGAGGTTCAAAATGACTATATTAAAGACGTTACAGACGTTCATTAGCAATTATAACGGCATGACTGTTTTAACCGATTATGAGGGCAAACAGAGCGGTTACGCACTGCAACCTACTGGCAATGACACGTACAAACAAGATGTATTAGGCAATAAATACTACCTAAACAATTACATCTTTTACGTGCGTGAAATCGCACGGGAAGAAGAGGACAGGGCAGACAATCAGGATTTCCTTGAAGATTTCTCGATGTGGATGGATATGCAGCCGCTTCCGAATCTTCCGGGAAAATTCACTGCCGAAGATATGACAGTATCAAATTGTATGTTGATGGACATTGAAGAGGATGGCACCGGGGTTTATCAAGTGCAAATCCAACTGAAAATCAAGAAAGAGGTGTAACATGGCAAGAATTGCACGAAAATTAGTTCAAGATTTTATAAACTGTGCACCTGAAAGCACAGCCAAGTATGAGGTACTTGGTACAGACTTAGAAGAATTGTCTGTGGAATTTTCCGCAGACATCGAAAAGAAAAAGAATATTTTGGGCGAGGAGTCCATTTCGCTTAAAGGGTACGAAAAGGAAGCTTCTGTGGATCCGTTCATCGCAGACAGCGAAAGCGATCTGTTCAAATTTCTGCAAGACATCATCGACAACGAAAAAGTGCTGGATGATGTTAAAACTGACGTTGTCAGAGTGAAATTATACGAAACTGCTACAAGCGGAGCATACCCGGCAACCAAAGAGGAAGTATATATTGAAGTGGTTTCTGCCGGTGGAGATACCACAGGCTATCAGATTCCGTTCAATATCCACTACACAGGGATTAGAACAGAGGGTACTTTCAACCCGACAACCAAATCTTTCACGGCGAAAGCGTAGGTGCTAAATGGCTACATTAAAATTTGACGACGGCAGGATAAATCTTGCCGTCAATGATACTGGGCGTATTTTTTCTTTCAATCCGGCAGACCCGAACGTATACGACGGATTTTTTTCGCTGTTGGAAGAAACGCCGCAAAAAATTAACAAATTATCTATTGAAGAGGAAAAATTGAACGCACAGGAATTAGACGAAAAATCCCGCACACAGGAACAATTAAAAATCCATGCGGAAATTGATAAGATTCTGAGAGAAGCGTTTGACAATATTTTCGGAGAGGGGCAGGCAGACGTTATGTTCGGCTCCCAGTCCACTTGTGCGCTGGGTTCGAACGGAGACTTTATTTTTTCCAATGCCTTAATGGCACTGTTCCCATATTTTGAAAAAGAAATGAAGAAACGTCAGAACAAAGTTAAATCTGTTGTAAAACAGTATAAAGAGTAATGAATATACTGAAACTACCGACCTCCCTTATGGTGCAGGGATGCGAATATGCGATTAATGCAGATTTCCGTCCCTGCATTAATATTATGCGAATGTTTGAGCGAAACGATCTGACAGACCGGGAGAAAATACAGTGCATGGTAGGGATTCTGTACAAGGATGAAATTCCGATGCAACTAATGAATGAAGCTGCACAACAAGCCGTGTGGTTTTTGAATTTAGGAGACGAAGAGACATCCGGCAGCGGAAAGCCACCCATGCGGTTATTTTCATGGGAACAGGATCTGAAATTTATCATTTCTGCCGTCGACAAGTCTGCAGGGTTTTCCACACGCTCAAAAGAATTTTACCATTTTTGGGAGTTCATGAGTGCGTTTATGGAATCCGGAGAGTGCGTATTTAATACAATTGTACATCAGCGGAAACTAAAAAGAACCGGCAAGCAAACAAAAGCAGATAAGGAGTGGTGGGCAGAGAACAAAGACATTGCAGAATTAAAAGTAGAATTTACAGATGATGAAAAAGCAATATTAGACGAATTTAACGCACTGCTGAAAGGGGGCGATGTGAGTGGTTGACGGTTATTTGAATTTTGATACCGAAGTAGATACGAGCGGATTCAACAAAGGCACGAGCGAAATCTCCAAGCAGGCGAACAAAACAGGCGGAATACTTAAAACAGCGTTAGGAACAGCTATTGGATTTTCTGCTGCACAATTAGCCACAAAGGTAGTATCTAGCTTGATCGGCATAGGAAACCAAGCTATCGAATTAGCATCGGACATCACGGAAGTGCAGAATGTGGTAGACGTTGCATTCGGCTCAATGGCGTATAAATGCGAAGAATTCGCAGACACGGCTATTGAACAATTCGGTATGTCAAAACTGTCGGCAAAACAGACTGCGTCTACCTATATGGCAATGGCTAAATCTATGGGGCTGACAATGGATGCCGCTTCGGATATGGCGATTGAAACAGCGAAATTAACCGGAGACGTTGCATCTTTTTACAATATCAGCACCGACCTTGCGGCAGTTAAGCTGAAATCCATATTCACGGGCGAAACTGAAACGCTTAAAGATTTAGGGGTTGTCATGACCGAAGTAAACTTACAACAGTTTGCGATGCAACAGGGCATCAAAAAGAGCTACGGCGACATGAACCAAGCCGAAAAGGTGGCACTGCGGTATCAGTTCGTTATGAATTCACTGAAAGACGCTCAGGGCGACTTTGCACGTACTTCGGATTCATGGGCAAACCAAACGAGAGTTCTGAGTGAGCGATGGAAAGAGCTGCTGTCCATTATTGGTGGCGGTTTAATCAGAGTCTTCACTCCGGTTATCCGTGTGATTAACCAGGTATTATCCAGTCTCATTACCCTTGCAAATGCATTTGCTACTATCATGGGCAAAATCTTCGGATTTAACAAGGAAATCAGTTCGACTAAAACTGGAACTGCAGGTGTGGCAGATTCCACGGAAGCGGCAGCCGGAGCGCAGGACGATCTAGCTGACAGCACGAAAAAAGCCGGTAAGGAAGCAAAGAAATCCATTGCCGCATTCGATAAACTGGATGTGCTGGCAGATAACAGTTCATCCGGAGCAGGTGCAGGCGGTGGCGGCGGTGCTGATTTTGGCGAAATCGGAGATATAATGCCACTTGAAGAGGCATCCGAAAAGCTGAATGAACAGTATCAGGCATTAATCGACAAGGTTAACGAACTGAAAGATGCATTCGCCAAAGGATGGTCAATGGGTATCGGAGATTTATCCGCTATTGATGATATCAAAAGCAATTTATCCAGTATCGGACAAAGCTTGAAAGAAATATTCACAGACCCGGAAGTGGTAAGTGCAGCAGATAACTACTTAAATTCACTTGCTACCAGTATAGGGGAAATCGCAGGATCCTTTGCTTCTATAGGTCTCACTATCGCTTCGAATATTACTGGTGGTATGGCTCAATATTTGGACACCAACAAAGAATTCATTAAAACAAAGTTGGTTAACATTTTAGATGCCAAAACTGAAATAGCACAGAAAGTCGGAGAACTTTCTGCTACAATCGCAGAGATTTTTACAGTGTTCCGTTCCCCGGAAGCACAACAAATTACAGCTGATATCATTGAAATCTTTTCCAACAGTTTTCTTGAAACTGCTGAAATTATTACAAAATTTGCAGCAGACGTTGTAAACACGATTGCAGACCCAATTATCGAAAATAAGGACAAGATAGCTGACGCTATCAGCAATACACTGGCACCGGTTGAAACAGTATTTACTGCACTTGCAACGCTGGTAACAAATACTGCTATATCTATTTCGACGGCGTATGACACCTATATTGCGCCTGCGTTTGATGCAATCAGCAACGGCATATCAACAATCCTTGGTGCGGTATTAGATGCCTATAACACGCATTTAGCACCTGTTATGCAATCGGTGGCTGATGGAATCAGCACAATCATGAACGATTATTTGCAGCCGTTAATAGATGAAATTATTTCGCTGGTCGGAGAAGTTATCAGCGGAGCTGCATCTATATGGGATGAAACATTATCCCCGCTTTTCGCATGGCTGATTGATACGTTTTTCAAGAGTGTATCTGATGCCATAACGGCATTATGGCCAACAATCGAAACTGTAATAAAATCAGCCCTTACAATTCTTAAAAGCCTTACAAAAGCATTAAAGGGTCTAATTGAATTTATTACAGGCGTATTCACAGGCGACTGGGAAAAGGCTTGGAATGGGATAAAAGACTTCTTCTCCGGCATTTGGGATTCCGTTAAGGGTGTGCTAAATGGTGTTACTGAGTTTGTTAAAACCACGTTCAAGACGGCATGGGACAAAGCATGGAGTGGCGTCAAAACTGTATTCAAGGATACATGGAATGGAATTGTTGGAATTGTCGAAAAGGCCGTGAATAAGATTATTGACGGAGTTAACTGGTGTATCAATCAGATCAATACAATTCATGTAGATGTTCCTGACTGGGTCGAAGATTTAACCGGGATGACGGGATTTGGATTTAGTATACCAAATCTAGAGCATGTTACCATTCCAAAACTGGCAAGCGGCGCCGTAATTCCACCAAATGGGGAATTTTTGGCAATGCTAGGCGATCAGAAAAGCGGACGGAATCTGGAAGCACCGGAATCATTAATCCGCCAGATCGTGCGTGAAGAATCCGGCGGCGGGGACATCGTAATTAAGGCTACCGGAACAATGGGGCAATTAATCAGATTACTAAAGTTAGAAGTTGATAAGGAGAACAGTAGGGTAGGAAAATCGTTTGCTAAAGGGGGTGCGTATTAATGCTGTCAGATAGAATTATTATTGATGGCGTTCGCTATAACGTGCCTGTTTCGGATGTTGATCGAAGTGCCGATGTTCTGGACAAGTATGCAAACCGAACCGAGAACGGAGATCTGAAAAGAAAGGGCATCGGTGTATATTTCAATTATCAAATCACGTTTGGAGACACGACCAACACAAAGGAATACAATGCGTTGTTTAACAAATTGACCGAACCTGTTGAATTTCACAATGTAACAGTACCTGCAAGTGATGGGGATTACACATTCCGAGCGTACATCACAAAGGTATCTGACAGAATGATTGCACAGTATAAGGGCAAAAATTATTTTGGGGAGCTGACTGCTAGTTTCACAGCCAAGGCTCCGGCAAGGAAGTTCTGATGGTTGAGTTAAAATATGGATTATTTGATGTTACGGCGGCGGACGATTCCACACAATCCTGTGCGGACGTTCAGCCGTTCGCTGACGTATCAGTACTAAATACACCGGATTTGGATAGTCTAACCGTGAAACCGTGGGAAACATTGGAAACGAATCAATGGTTTTTAGATGGCAGCAAATTAATTTTTTCTGACGAACCGGAAAAAGAGGTGTTCGGGCTGTGGTCATTGTCACAAAGCGGTAATGATTGCAATTTTGCAGCACCTATTACATTAACCTGTAATTTTACAAAACCACATACAACAGTCGGAATTACGCTGATATTCAGAGAAGATTCCAACGAATATGCGAACAAAGTGAAATTGCAGTATTATAATTCATCAAATGAATTGATTGCAGAACAAGATTATTACCCTGACAGCCCTATGTATTTCTGCGATAAATTGGTAGAAAACTACCAAAAAATCATTTTAACGTTTTACGGCACGTCACTACCGAATAGATACCTAAAACTGTTAGAAGTGAAATTCGGTGCAATCAAGATATTTGATGATGATTCTGTTATATCTGCACAGATTCTTGAAGAGGTAGACCCGACAGGGGCAGAATTATCTATCAATACACTGGAATTTACCGCATATACAACGGATTTTGCGTTGTTAGACCCGAACGGCATTTATGCTGCACTACAGCAGCGGCAGGCGATCGGAGCGAAGATTGACGGAGAGAATTTTGGTACATTCTTCTTGGATGAACCGGAATCCGAAGACGATGATACCACCACATTCAAATGCATTGATTTTGTGGGCGTGATTGATACCACAGACTTCATGGGCGGTATTTACATGAACAAAAATATCGGTGCGTTGGTTTCGGAAATCATGACATCTGCCGAAGTTGAGCCAAGTGAGTACGAATTGGATTCAAGCATCGCAAATCAGATTATAAGCGGATATATTCCAATTTGTACACACCGGGAAGCATTGCAACAAGTAGCATTTGCCACAGGTTCTATTGTGGACTGTTCAAGGGGAAAAGCAATCAAGATTTACCCGGCATCCGATATCGTCAAAGGCACAATTACCCATGACAAAAAAATGTCCGGGCACAAAGTGAAATACACCACATTGGTAACAGGTGTCGAAGTCACATCGCACAGATACGCATTGCAATCCGAACAAAGTAATGCGTATGAAGATACATTAAGCGTAGGAACGTATACAATAACGTTCAGTGCGCCATTTGCAAGCCTTACAGCATCCGGGGCAACCATATTGTCAAGCGGTGCTAATTACGCTGTTATACGTGTTATCACAGCCGGAAAAGTCACAATTACTGGATTCCAGTACGAGGACAGCACTTCGGTTGTGGGAATTTATGCAGATGAGCTTCCAGCAAACGCAAAGGCGAACGTAATTTCCTGCGATTCAAACGCAACACTAATTACGCCGCTGAACGCACAGGAAGTTGCACAAAGACTATATGAATTCTATCAGAATCGGTATGAAGATGAGGGCGACATCCTACTGGGCGAAGAAAAAGCCGGAGAGGTATGGCGTATGAATTCACTGAATGACAGAGACCTGCAAGGAGTGATTCAACACTTAGACATCGACATGATAACAGGCGTGGCAGGAGTGAAATTAACAGGCAGTGCGAAAGCGAGGGAATCATGAAAGCCGGAGATATATTAAATTATCAGTATACCGGGAAAGTCCAAACAGTCACGCTGCCGAAAGGAAAATTTAAAATTGAATGCTGGGGAGCACAAGGCGGTTATCGTTCCAGTACATCCTACGGCGGAAAAGGCGGTTATGCGGTCGGTACGCTGACGCTATCAGCGAAAACTAACATATTTATTTATGTTGGCGGAGCAGGCGGCAATACATCAACCAATGCAGGGTCTACCACAGTAGTTGATGGTGGATTCAATGGCGGTGGATCCCGTTACGGCTATAAGGGCGGTGGCGGTGCATCTGATGTCAGAATCGGAACAGATTCACTGTATGCCCGTGTAATTGTAGCCGGTGGTGGTGGTTCTGATGGTGCATCATACCAAACAGGCGGCTCTGGTGGTGGTACATCAGGAGGAGCAACAACTGGCGGCTATGGTTCCGGTGGTGGCGGAGCAACGCAAACTGCAGGTGGTACTGGCGGCAGCGGAAATTCCGGCACGTTTGGTGTAGGCGGTCAAGGGCTGTATCGATCAAACGGCTATGGTGGTGCCGGTGGCGGTGGCTGGTATGGTGGAGGCGGCGCATATCCCGACAGCTCCGGAGACGATGACAAAGGAGGCGGCGGTGGTTCCGGCTATGTATATACATCTTCGACTGCTGGCAATTATCCATCCGGATGCCTGCTGAATGCATCGTATTATTTGGCAGATGCATCGACAACAGGTGGTGGTTCTAGCTTTACTGCTCCGGGCGGTTCATCCGAAACAGGGCATTCCGGCGATGGCTATGTGAGAATTACAGTAATCGAAGCAAAGTCCGCACCGGATTCCCCTACAGGATTAACAGCATCCTATGACTACTATGGTGTGAGGCTATCATGGAACGCTTCCAGCGGTGCTACGGGCTACAGAATCCGGATGGGTTCAAATACCTATACCACGACAGCAACCACATATACGTTGACAGGGCTATCCCCATCAACCAAGTATACAGTCACAGTTACAGCTTATAATGCGGATGGCGAGAGTGAAGCAGCGAGTGTTGTTTTTACTACTAAATCAGCAAATCTGATTCAGACAGCAAAGACGCTGCAGAGTGTAACAATTCAGTGGGATAAATCTTCGTATGTGAGCAAATACGCACTGTACCAAGGGTCTACCCTAGTGCAAGAAACAACCGGAAATTCCATTACTGTTACTGGACTATTACCATCACACACATACAATTACACACTGAAAATCGGTTCAGTAGTATCTGGAACAATAGATGCCGAAACCGAAGAGGGATTCTATATGCAGGGTCCTGTTTTTGCATCCATCCAAATAACGCCGAATCCAACAAATATAAACAATGCCATACAAATAATTGCAAAAGTAGAAGATAAACTGGTTATATTAGAGCCGGAAGTATTCTACAGTAACGAAATTTACGCAGGAGAAGTATAATGGCGATAAAAACAGTAAAAGCCGTCATTAACGGCACAACATATAATCTAACCTATGATAGTTCACTGGGGGCATGGACGGCAAACGCCACTGCACCCGGAGCAACGTCTTACAATCAGCCAAATAAATACTATGACGTGGCAGTCACGGCAACCAATGATGCAGGCACAGCTACAACGGCAACAGGAGCCAATAACAGCGGATGCCAGCTAGTTGTCAAAGAAACTGTTAAGCCTGTTATTACAATCAGCAGCCCGACCAATGGGGCGTATGTATCTAATAATAAACAGCCGATTGTATTCACTGTTACGGACGAATCGGGAGGATCCGGAGTTAATATCAATTCGCTGGTAGTTAAGATTGACAATAAGACAGTCACATCCGGCATTGCAACAACGGCAATCGCAAATGGCTATTCCGTTACAGTCACACCGACAGAATCGCTGGCTGATGGCAGCCATACGGCAACAATTACATGTTCCGATAATGACGGAAACGCAGCTGATTCGAAGTCTACTACATTCAAAGTCGATACTGTACCGCCAGTATTAAATGTGACAAGCCCTACAGAGGGATTAATCACAGCAAATAAATCACTGGTAGTCAGTGGTACAACGAACGATATAACATCTTCGCCGGTTACAGTAACAGTCAACGGCACAGCGGTTACAGTAGCGTCTAATGGTTCGTTCAGTACAACAATCGCATTGACCGAGGGTGCGAACAAGATTACTATTATTGCCAAAGATGCAGCCGGCAAGACATCCACAGTTACGAGAAACGTAACACTGAATACAAAAGTGCCGAAGATTACAAGTGTAACGATTACTCCGAACCCGGCTAATACTGGCGATTCCATGATTATCAAGGTAGTGGTAGCAGAATGATGAAAGAAATATCAATCAAACTAAGCACTAATATTGTCTATGTGTCTGGCAGGGTTAACGATGAAGATTACACGTTTACCCTATCCGGCACGGACGGGGAATCCAGTATATGGACAACGCAAGTGCCAAGAGTCAATCCGGATATATACCGGTGTGAAATCACTGCGATTGATACGGCCGGAAAAACAGTTTCGTATAATACAGTTTTGTATTACGGACTGAATTTGATTACAGATAGAACAGCCGGAGACGTGGAGTACGTTAAGAGCCTAAATTCACTAGGAATATCCGAGTGGACAGAATCGCAAATGGCTGAATATTTAGCAGGGCTGAAAGGTGCGTACAATGCCACGGATCTAAACCGAGTTGAGTCAGCTGTGGCGTATCTGATGGAGCGTCTACAGATAACAGGTTTCTATTTGGATTTAGATATCAAAAATACGTGGATAATCACTGAATTTTTCAACGAAACCGATATGAAGCGGTATCTGTCCAACATTCAGACACTGCGAGATTTGTTCGTAGTGCCCGAAGAAACACCGGAAGTGCCGGAGACAATGCAGTATTTCACGTACGATAAAGCCAATGACATTGAACGAATACTGGAAATTATTGACCAACTTATTTCTAATATCTCTGCTAATTTTATCTATAGCGGAGAAGTTTACGCAGGGGAGGTAATGCAATGAAAGACCGAGTTCCGCAGAATCCAGGTAGAGTGAAAATAACGCATGCTGATGGCACGTCAGAATATGTTACGTTAGAGCGTGCTGACAATCCAACACAAATTGGAACACCACTAAATAAAAAGACTCTATTTGACAGTACTGTAAATACCCGGTACGGACTAGAAGATGGCACACCGTCACAAGGGTTTTCGATGTTAACAAAAGAATGGAATGTTAGCATTCCAACATCAGGATGGAGTACTTCAACAACAAACGGATGGTATACCAATAGAATTTCTGTGAGTGGAATGAAAGCTGTATTCTGTCCAATCGCATCACTGATTATAACATCCGCAACTTTAGCTGATGAAGAGCAATCAGCATTTGCAGCAATCAAAGAGATTGAGACATTTGATGGCTACATTATTTGCAGGGCATTAGATGTGCCTGATGTATCAATCAATGTCAAATTAACGGGGGTGTAGCAATGGGAAAAGCTAAAATACTAGGTGGAGAAGGATTTTCAATCAAGAATGGACAGGTTATTGAAGGATACGCTTTAAACGACAAAATTTCACTGGGGAACTTTGTTGTTAAAAAAGACAGAGAAGCCATAAATTTTGAGAGTTCAGATGCATACATTGCAGCAGCAAAGATGATAGATAGCTCTTGTGGATTACTAATAATGTTGACAAAAGATCTCCCTATGTCAGCAGGTATTTTTAAAGGGAATATTATAGCTAGACCTTTTAAGATTATTCAAGAAGACTTTCCAAATATACTATTAGGTACAGAAAAAATAATTGCTAAAGATATATATTTTTATCACAATACTAATACATATATAAATCTAGAACAAGATAACAGGATTTCCTTTGTAATACCCCTTTACGAAAGCTTAACTTCCTACACACTAAAAGCTTCCACTTTTTATATAACAGTAGATGTAAATAGTCTAACTTGTTTAGCTAGTTCTCATTTACAAGCAAAAGATATCTTTGAAAATGTAGGCTCTTACAAAAAATTTTTTGAACATTCTTCAGGTATACTTTATTTTGTAACTAATTACTATGATGGCGACTACAGTAGATACTATTTAAAGTTTTATCCTTTAGTCAGATCAGATAACTCTAGTGCTTACAATTATACTACTGGACAGGTAAAAGAACTTACAGACCAAAACTTTTCATATATTAATGACATTCAAATGATAGATGATGATATCCTTTGTGTGTTTTCTAACTACTCTTCTTATTATATGACAACTATAAAGTTATCAAATAATAGTGTGACGAGATTGCACCAAAGCAGAGCAGTTAACTGTAGTGACTCGTTATCTCGACCCATTTTATATAATAAAAAAACAAAAAAGATATACGTGGCCGGTACATACTCAACTTTTTATGAGTATACCCTTATCGATTCTTACGACTTTGATACTACAATAAACACATTAAAGACATCACAGCATTATGAGACATATAGCTCTTTTTATCATAATGGAGATCTTTATCTTTTGTATTTAGAAAGATCTAATGCAGGTTTTCCTAATCAAATACAGATAGGAACAATTGCTACACAAAGTAGTTCTTTTGCAGTAAATAGCATAGTAACTATAAATAATGTTTATAAAGATTTGATAAAAACTGAAGATGTATTACTATTAGCTAACATGAATAGCAGCTCTACCACACAAAAGATACAGTATTTATGGACTGAATCTTGGGATAGACTCAATAATACTTATGCTATTTATGATGGTACGTCTGCAGTTAGTGGAGTTAGCCTATCCAAGCTATTATTTAACAAAAAAGGAAAAATATCGACTCCTTATGCTGTAGATAGTTTATCTACTTATAATATTCCTAGAGCGTTAGTAGCTAGTATTATTGACGACTCTATTGATGAAGTGAAAGGAGAGGTCACAAATGGCATTAACAGCTAAACAACAAGAATTGGTAGAATTTATAAAAGAAATGCTACCAGTAGCACCAGCAAAAGTAGCACAAGCCAATATAGACTGGTATCAACAGTGGATATCAGGAGAAAGCCTGACAGTAGGAGACAGAAGAGCCTATGATGGGATATTGTACGAAGTGATACAAGCCCATACCACACAGGACGGATGGGAACCACCTAACGTACCAGCACTGTTCAAGAGAGTATGGACAGAAGAATACCCTGAATGGGTACAGCCTGCAGGAGCACATGATGCGTATGCGAAAGGTGCTAAAGTATCGCACAATGGCAAGAAATGGATATCAACAGCAGATGCTAATGTATGGGAACCAGGTGTGTATGGCTGGGAAGTAACAGAATAAAAAAAATCAGCACGCAGAATTTTGGAGAAATGCGTGCTGGCAGATGCAAGGCAAGCACAGCTTAATGCCTTGTACATAATATAGAACGGATTACAACAATAAATTCTGACACAAAGGAATAAAAATGATAGAAAAAATTATGGCTATCGGCGGCTTTATTGTGCTGATGGGGAATGTCGGGGCACTAATCTACAAAATTATTCGTCCGAGCCTAGACGTGCGAAAAAGAGTCGATGAGTTAGAAAAACATGATAAGCAAGATTACAGCAGAATCCAAGCCCTGGAAAAAGTCAATCAAGCGCAATGCAAGCTATTAATGGCAATGATCGACCACATGATAGATGGCAATCACGTGGAAAAAATGAAAGAAACGAGAGACCATATCATTGAATTAATAGCGGATGTATAGAAAGGAGATTATCATGGTCGTAATATCAGGAAAAAATTTGACCAAACATTTTTCGTTCGCAGAATATTCTGTGAACCAAACTGGTACAGTGAAACTGACCGAAGAATCTATTCTTCATGCTGTATGCCTTGAAGAATTCCGTAAATGGCTGAATCAGCCGATGAAAGTCAATGCGTGGTATCGCACTGAGGAGTATAACAAAAAAGTCGGAGGGAATGCCAATTCATCCCATCTTAGAGGATGCGCAACAGACTGGGGTATGCCGGGGCTGACAAAGGATGAATTCATCAAGTACGCAAAGAAATGGAAAGCCATCTGCACGTCTCACGGAATCGTCGGCGAAGCTGGACTGTATAAATGGGGTATGCATTTAGGTTCGTCCATCAAATACTCCAAAAAATTCTACCATTGGGATTCACGTACCGGGAAACAGATTAATATGCCATTCAGTGCATTAAAATAGGAGGGAATTATGGAAAAGTTAAAATCAAGAAAATTCTTAATGTGTTTAGCCGCTTTTTTGGCGTCTATCGGCGGTTCTATCGGTGGTATCGTGGCTGACAACGAAACGTTAACCATTGTAGGCGGTGTATGCACCATGTTATCAGCTGCCATTTATGCAGCCTGTGAAGCATACGTGGACGCAAAGGCGATCAAGAAAGAATAGAGGGTATAATGCAGATATGTGGCTTTACAAAGCCCGAACTTGACTTCCTGCGAGAAAATTGTAATTTTGTAAATCTGGAATCGGAAGTCTTTGAGATGCGGGCTAAAGGGATCCCCTTAGAGGTAATAGCCGAAGAACTAAACATATCAGCAGACACAGCAAAAAAATACTCACAGCGTATCAATAAAAAAATAGGGAAAGTTTTGTAGGGGTCGATTTCGACCCCTCTTTTTTTACCCTTTTCATACCCTATTTGTGCATTTTTCTTACATTTTATTATGCCGGAAATGATAATAAAATAAAAGAAAAAAGAGGTGGTAACATGTGGGTTAATCATAACGAGAATCCAATAGCACGGAGAACAATAGATTGTACAGTTAGGGCTATCGCAACAGCGATGCAGCAGGACTGGGACACAACGTTTGTCGGACTGACAGAAAAGGCATTCGATCTGAAAGATATGCCTACAGCTAATCATGTATGGGGTGCATACCTAAAATCCAAAGGATGGCACCGGGAAATCATTCCGAATGAATGCCCGGACTGTTACACAGTGGAAGAATTTTGTCAGGATCATCCGCAGGGAACGTACATACTAGCCATTGACGGGCATGTGGTATGTGCGGTAGACGGAGATTATCTAGATACGTGGGATAGCGGCGAAGAAATCCCGATGTATTACTGGAAAAAGGAGAGTAACTAAATGATGAATTATTATCCGCCAATGATGGCACAGAATTTTAGACAGCCACAACAGATGATGCCACAACAGGAAGAAATAATCTACGTTCCGAATCAGCAGGCGGCAGAGTCCTATTTAATGGCTCCGAACAGTTTTGTTCGTTTGTGGGATGCACAGCTGCCGAGATTTTATGAAAAGCGTACAGACCCGCAGGGCAGACCATTTCCAATGGACGTATATGAATTCCAAAAGGTCACAAATGAGCCTAAGACGGAAGAAAAAGACATGACTGAACAATTTGTCACACGCAAAGAATTTGACGAATTACGGGCGAAATTAGAGCCTAAGAGGAAGAAAGGGGAGGAGAGTAATGGTTGATATGAGAACATTCCAAAATTTCATGCAGTCCATGAGAGGAAAAGACCCGAACCAAATTTTAAATCAGATGATTTCTTCCGGGCAAATATCACAGCAACAGTTGAACCAGGTGCAAATGCAGGCGAAGCAAATGGAAAGCCAATTCGAGGGGTTAAAAAAAATGTTTGGTTTTAAATAGTCACAATTTCTTGCAAGAATTGTAAATAAATGAAAAGGGGTAAATTATCATGTATGAGAATTATTCATTATCCGACATTGCCGCTGCTACTGGCGACAAAAATAACAACGGATGGGGCGGCGACTGGGGCGCATGGATTATTATTTTTCTTATCTTCGGATTATTCGGATGGGGAAATAATGGATTTGGCGGCTTCGGCGGCGGAAATAGCGGCGTAACAGATGGGTATATTCTGGCATCCGATTTTTCGAACATCGAAAGAAAAATTGATGCCGTGAATAACGGCATCTGTGACGGATTCTATGCCATGAACACCGGTATGCTGAACGGATTCGGTACGATCAATCAGGCTATTATGCAGAATGGTTATGAATCCAGACTGGCGACGCAGGGATTAGGATCCCAGTTAGCATCCTGCTGCTGCGATATCCGTGAGGGCATCCAGGCAAACACCACACAGGGCGTTATGAATACAAACGCAATCCAACAGCAGTTAGCACAGTGCTGCTGCGATAATGAAAAACAGGCTATGCAGAATCGTTTCGATATGGCGCAGTATAATTGTAGCACATTGCAGGCAATTGACAAAGTCGGCGACAGAATCATTGACTATCTGGCAGCGGACAAGACACAGGCACTGCGTGACGAAAACCAGGCATTACGTCTTGCGGCATCACAGAATGCACAGAACGCATACCTGATTCAGCAGTTGAATCCGTATCCAGTACCAGCCTATACCGTATGCAATCCAAGAACTGGACAATACGGCTATGGTAATTGTGGCAACGGCTGTTGCTAATTAGGGGGTGTAGGTGATGTGTTCCAACATTTGTAAATTGTGCAAAAGACTAATTATCTCACAGGCAGTTACATTTGCGACCGATACCCTAACAGTGAATATACCGGATGGGGCTTACGGAAACCATGATAAATACTGTATAGTGATTGCACAGACAATTCCCGACACCGCTACAATCAATGCACCTGTTGTTATTACGATAGGCACAGGAACAACAGAATTCCCGTTGGTAGACTGCGCTGGAACGCCTGTTACAGCAGGCGCACTGCGGACTAGAACGAGATATGCATCCCGTGTCAACACAACCACCACAGGCGGAACGTTCCGCCTGCTTGGTCGGCTGTGCTGCGTGAATAACGACCTTGCGGCGATCACAGCAGAAACATAGAGGGGGTAAAAAAATGGATATGAGAAAACTGGAAGAACTGAAAGAAAAGCTGATGCGTGAACTGGACATTTCATCTGGCAAAACGCCGCTGACCATCGCAGACATCCAAATGATTGATACATTGACGCATTCAATCAAGAATATTTGCAAAATCATGGAAGAAAGCGGATATTCCGGTGGAGATTGGAGAGCAGAGGGCAGCTATAGGGACGGCTATAGTGGGGCGAGACACTATGTAAGAGGACATTATAGCAATGCACCATACGATAATCGCTCGTACCGGGAAATGCTCGAAAACGAGTACAGTAACGCCAGAGACGAAAGAGAAAGAGAAACGCTCAGACGGATGCTCGACAGAATGTAGTGAAAGCAGGGGAAACCCTGCTTTTTCTATAAAAAGCATTGACAATCTTATGAAATTAGATTACTATATAAACACAAAGCGTGCTATAAGGGGTTACACATGATGAATTTCTTAATTTTTTTAATTTCTACTATAGTAGATTGCTATTTAAGAATAAAACCCCGGCACGCTTTTTCGTAAAAATCCAACATTTATAATAGTTTCGAAGAATGAAAAAGCAAGGTTAATGACCTTGCTTTCTGTTTTTTGTCCACCTATATCATCCTGGTACACGTTCGTGTGTGCCTAAATGATATAGGTTAATCTTTCAAAAAAATATCTAACCTGTATTGATGTTTTCCGAAACGAGTACCATCGTCAATAGGCGGCAATGGGGTATAAATGATCTTACTAATAATGGTTTTAAGAAAATCGTTTTTCTGCTTCGGCGTTAATTTATCAGATGCAATATTGTCTATTGCCTGATACAACGTTCCAACCTTTTTTTCATAATCTATTTTTACTGGTTCATTGTCTAGCAGGTATTCGTAATGATTCTGTGCTTTTTCTTTTTTTTCTTCCAGCATGGCATTACGCTTGCGGAATGTTTCTTCGCTATACGTTCCGGATTCTAAGAACGAATATAATCGTTCCTGCTGAATTTCTAAATCTCTCAGCGTTGCTTCTGCCTGTTTTGTCTCTTCGGCGTGCCTTTGAATATCAATGTCAATGCCTGAATCTATTTGCACGCTGAAATCTGATGCTGTTTCTTTTAATGCTTTTATTACTTTATTTGTGAAATCATCCAACGGAACAGATCGTGCACCGCATTTTTTTCTGCCACCGCATATTAGCCGAACTTCTCCACGTCCTATATTATACGCCAATGCACGACCGCAGCTGCAGCGTGCAATACCGCTGAATGGATTTCTGAATTCAGTGCTTCTTTTTACTTTTGGCAATGTTCCGATGCGTTCTTGTGCAGCGTTGAAAATTTCTTCACTAACAATAGCCGGATGCCGTCCATCGAAAATTTTTTTCGGCTCTGTCCGTGGGCGTGACTTGACAACTTTTCCATCCACCATATTTTCCTTTGTGTCCCGCCTGCCTATGGCAATTTTCCCGATGTAGACTGGATTTTTAAGGATTCCACGAACGGCATCTGTGGCAAATTCCTTGTCTTTGCGTGTCTTAATTCCGGCAGCATTTAATCTGTCAGATATGGCGTACATGGACAGTTTATCGTTAACGAACCATTCGAATATATTCTGCACAATCACTGATTCTATGGGATTCGGTTTCAACGTTTTTCTGCGCCTTTTTCCGTCCATTACATAGTCCACATCATAGCCAAACGGAATAATACTGGAAACGTACCATCCCTCTGATGTAGATAATTTTCGACCTCTTGCCATTACTTCCTTTGCGTATTCCAAATATTCACGGCCACGCATTAATTCATCACGAATCATCTTCTCGTCGAATTTATCCCACAGGTCGAATACTTTCATCGGCGTTTCAATCTTCGTGTAGCTGTATTTGAATGCCTGCATCAGCGTTCCGCAGTCAATTAAATCTCCACGGGATAAACGCTGCGGATCCACAACCAGAACCGCATCCACGTCAGGGGCTTCCATTCTGCGTAGGACAGACTTCATTTCCGGTCTTGTCTCAATCTTTTCCCCAGAAACTACCTCCCTGTAGATCTGGCTTTCTGGGATTCGTTCTCCGTATTTCCGTTCTGCATACTCTTGTAAAATTGTTTCGTGCCTGGATAATACCTCTTCTACAGTCTCATACGGATTGTCAGCACGGGATTTTCGTAAATACATTAGTACCATAATTGTCTCCTTGCAAAAAGTGGCTGGATATGGTACAATACATTTGATCATTATTGTATTGTTTTTCAATCCAACCACCGAAGTCGCTCCATCTAGGGGCGATTTTGTTTTATTTAAATAATATATTTAACCCAGAATTTTTCCAATGCTTTTCCGTAGTGATATTGCGTGAACGTTGTCACATCATCAGGAGCAAAACAAGCCACGTAATATGTTCCCTCTCCACCACCGAATAATTTGATATTGTTGACATCTTTGTGGTTTATAAACCATATAGAATCAAAATCTTCAATCTGTGTAGTTGCTTTCGCATCGTACAAATTTGAGGTTGAAAAAATAGCATAATCGGTAAGAGCCGATTCGTCGAAACCACTCAAAGCCTTTACGTGGAATTCCATTACTAAAAGGTCTGTTCCAACTTCTTTGTGTTCATATTCATAGGTCGCATCTTCCCAGGCTCCTAATTCTTTTAGCTTATTAACAGCATCTTCATGTCTCCATGTATTGTTCAATTTAAACCAGTATTTACCTTGATAATCCGTAATGGTAACGCCCTTTGTTGGGTCTGCCGGAGTCTGACGGGATCCCACTTTGTTTTTTACAGTAACAGTGCAAGTGTATTTCTTGCCATTCGCTTTACCGGTAATTTTTGCGGTTCCGGCTTTCTTTGCAGTAACTTTTCCCGTAGAGGATACTGTAGCAACTGCTTTCTTGCTCGTTGTCCACGTTACCTTTTTGTATGTGTTTTTAATGCGAAGCGTAGTTGTCTGTCCCACATACAGAGTAGCTTTTGACTTGCT